CCCCCGTGGTTTCGGGCTTCGTTCACGACAAGACGGCAACTGGTTGGTTCATCGTCCAACTGGACGACGCTTCACTGGCCGTCTGGCCCGCCAACGACAAGCGCTTGAAGGACGCCCGGATCAGCACCCGTGCCAAGAGCATGACGGCCCATCTGCCCTCTGCCCCGGACGCCAAGCGTCTGGAGGAATCGGCTGACGAGATCCTGTTGGACGACGAAGCTCTCGACGCCCTGTCGAACCCGGACGCCCCCGTGCACGACCCGGAAGCCAACGAGGACGACGAAGAGTACATGTCCGACATGGTCGACCCGGACGACGAGCTTGACGGTGACGGCGAGGAGAAGGCCGAGCACCCCATGGCCGCTGCGCTGCGCAAAGCCCGGGTCCGCTACGTGAAGACCAAGCGCCCGGAAGGGTCCGCTTCCGCTGACTGCGGCGACATGCTCGCCAAGACCCTGCGCGACCTCGAGCCTGAGGAAGTGGCAGCGATGGCCGACAAGGTCCTCGGCGAGGCGTCCGGCACCCATCTGGCCAAGTACTTGCACCTGAACAATGGCCAGATCCGCATGAACAGCGGCAACCGGATCCGGGCCTACCTCAAGACCGCTGACGCGGACGGCCTCGCCCACGCCTACACCTGCCTCGGGTGGAATGAGGCGGACGAGGACCTCGACGAGGAAGGCGGCGAGGAGTAAGGACGAAACCCGGGGGCGACCCCGGGTCTGCCGGTCAGACCGGCACTGACGAGTCCACCACCTAAGGAGATAGCAAATGAGCAAATATCAAACCACCGCCACGCAGCTGACCGAGCAGCTCGTGTGGGCAGTCGAGCATGATCACCCGGAGCTTGCAGCTGCCTACCGTGTTGCACTGGACTTCATCCGCACCAAGGCATCCTACATCAGCCACATCCGGGCGTTTGCCATCAAGAACTACGAAAAGGGGTGGGACGTGGTCGAGGAAGCCTATTCGGATGACGAGATCTGGGAAGTAGTCAAGGGCGCGAAAAACGACCACGGGGCGCTGTGCTTGATGATCACCTACATGAAGCCGATCATCAGCTACCGCAAAGAGATGATGAACTCGGAAAACTGGTAACAGGACGAAACGCCCACCCGGGCGTCTGCCGGTCAGACCGGCACTGACGAGTCCACCCATTCTAGGAGATCCACCATGAAAGCACCCCGCAAAACTCCGTCCGCCCTGCTGACCGCCCTGTTGCGCGATGTCGCCCCGGCAGCAGTGCCCTTTGTCCCCCGCCGCGCCTACTATGCCGCCCTGCAGGACGTCTGGACTGCCGTGCAACGGGTCCACGCCATCAACACGATGGACCTGACCGGCATCACCACCACCCCCTACGACCCGGATTTCACGGACACGGAAACCATGGTCTGGGTCCGCGACAACCACGACTCCATCCACGCGGCCATCGGGATCTGACGCCATGCGCACCAAATCCACCTTTTACGCCATGATGACCGGGTCGACCCCGGACACGGCGGACGAAACGCAAGATTGCGTGGTCCGGTCTTTGGCTCTGGCCACCGGGGTCGAGTACGACGAGGTCCACGCCATCTGCCGTGAAAATGGCCGTGAAAATCGCCGCCCGACCAAGGACGCCACCGTGTTTGCTGTTGCCAAGCAACTCGGGCTTGAGGTCATCTTTCCGCCCGCCCGCCCGACGCTAGCCGCTTTCATCCGAGCAAACCCCCGGGGCAGCTTCGTCGTAATACGGAGCGGCCACGCTTTCACCCTGATCAACGGCATGGTACACGATTGGAAGGACGGCAGCACAGGCCCCCGGTCCCGGGTCCGCTACGTGCTGAAGGTCCACAGCGATTGATCTTGACACGCCGCCCCGGGCGTGATATACTCGGGGCTGTACCACCACCACCACCTACCACGAAAGGAAACAAAATGAACAACATCACCCAGACCCTGCAAGGCAACATCCTGACCCTGACTATCGACCTGAGCAAGACCGGCAAGCTGAGCAGCAGCGGCAAGTCCATGCTGATCGCATCCACTGGCGGCAGCGTCAAGGTCGACGGACGCCCGGACGTGACGATCGGCGTCAACGTCTACACCCCGGCCAAGTAAAGGACGAAACGGGGGTCCACCCCCGTCTGCCGGTCAGACCGGTACTGACGAGTCCAACCAACGAAAGGAAACGATGATGAAACAGAAGAGTGAAGAGCATTTCAAGATCTGGATGCAGCAAGTCGACGCCCACCTCGAAAAGATGGGTGGCGTGACGTCCGACGATCTGCAGGACTATTGCTACCGGGACGCTTTCAACCAAGGGCGCGCGAGTCTTGCAACCGCCCGCGCTGCCTACCGCCGCGCCCATCAGGACTACTGAAATGACCATTGACCTGACCCACACCGGCATCGACGTCCGCATCGGGCGCACCTGCATCACGTTAAACAGGCCCCGGCACCTGCTCCTGCCGCTGTTGAAGATCTGGAGGATATGACATGGAAGTATTACTCTTTGCAGCTGTAGGTTTCCTGTTCGCAGGGTTTGTTGGCGCGGCGTGGGGTGTAGTCGCGTATTTTTTGGTGTGGGTAGCCGTTGCCATTTTTGGATAGGAGAGTATCATGAAAGACGGAAAACCGACGCAGCGCGTCACGCTTAAGACTGTTTCAACCCCGGCCCGCGCCCCGGCCCGCGCCCCGGCATCGGCTGTCGCAGAGGCACGGGGACCCCTCCCGACCTACGTCCTGCGCGGGGTCGACCGGACCGGAATCCGCCGATTCTACACCGGCAGGAAGGGGGCGGGCGAGTGGCTTACTGCCGACCCGGACGGAGCGTTACCGTTTCAATCAAAGATGGGCGCACAGGCAAAAGCCAAGGAGTTCAACGACGCGCACGACGGCGACCTGTGGTTCATCGTTATGCAGCTGCCGTCCACCGTGCGCGAGGAGAGCAAAGATGCACCCTGCTGACAAATTCGCCCTCACGCATTTCGGGCGCACCCGGCAGGACGCGTGGAACTTGAAACTGTGCATCAAGTGCAACATAGCCCCGAATCTGGTCACTCGTGACGATGAAAAGGAGTACGCAATGTCCGCCCTCTGCCCGATCTGTTGGGATGAAATCTTCGCGGACGATGAGACACCGGGGGATGGGGACCCGGTCCCCCCACCCGGGGGCTGATTGATCTTGACACGCGGCCCCGGGCGTGGTAGAATAGAGGTCCGGGGCAGCTCGCCCCAAATACAAGGAAAATGTCATGAAACCAGCATCAGCAGCACTGAGGGCGTCTGCAATATCGATGTGTATAGCTTACTTAAGCTCCATATCGGACACGCCCATCGACAAGAACGATAAAGATGTGCGAGAAATAATGGGTGACGTAATCGATTCAGCCGGGGGCGGTATCTTGATCGATGAAACGTCGTGGTCGTACGTAAAGGATCGCATGCTGTACGACATCTATCTGATGTCCCGGAAGGAAGAGGACACTATCACCGATTATGACCTAATTCGCCCGGGCATCACTATCGGTATGTTTGCTGATCCGTTTGAATTTAACAACCACAACAAGCGCATCAGCGACAAAAAGTTGCGCGACCACGGGCCGATCGACGAGAGCGAGATCAAAGTTTGCCGAGAGTGTGGGTTCGCTAAGCCCAAGAGCAAGTACCGCAAAGGAGGCGGGGCTGTGTGTAACGCCTGCCGATGTGCCGCCCACAGGAGAAACAGGAAAGGAACCGACGATGTCACTGATGAATTACCTGACTAAGCCCTTCACGTGGGTGGGCGAGGAGTTGTATGTTATGGTCGACGAGCTTGAGGACCCGGACGTGGCGTGGATTCCAGTGCATTTGATAGAGGACATCCGCATGACCGCCCCCAAGACCAACGCGGAGGCCACTGTTTTCATAATCGAAAAAGGAAAGGACGGTGAACCGAACAAGATTCACAGAGCAGTAGAAACAATCACTTTCAAGGGGGGCGAAATCATGTGTGTCCTTGGCGGTGAAGTGAATGAAACAGGCATCGGCCACTGATACTTGATATTGACACGCCCGCCCGCCTGTGGTATAATAGAAGCTCGTAGTCCCTCGTAGTTCAATTGAAACAACCAAGGAGAAATTCCATGAATGATGTAACCACCGAAGCAACCGAAGTCAAGAAAGTCGCAATCCGCCCGGACATCAGCAAGATGGTCAAGACCAAGTCGGGTTCCTATCACAAGGACGATTTCATCGGCCACGCCCTCGATGGCCTGACCCTCGTCCAAGTGAAGCAGATCGCAGGTGAAGTTGGCCTCGACCCGGCGAAGTACGCTCACCTGAACAACGGTCAGCAGCGCATGACCCTCGGTTCGCAGCTGCGCAAGATCACCGCCGAAGGCGCTGACGAGGCGAAGGAAACCGCCGCCGCTGAACTGCGCGGCACCATCACCTCGATGGCCGACGAGTTCCGCTTCGCCAACGAAGACGAGATCAAGGCCGCTGCTGAGCAGAAGGCCATCGACAAGGCCAAGGCTGCGAAGGCCAAGGAAGACAAGGAAGCTTCCAAGAAAGCGGCCTAAGATCCCCCCGGTTTGCCAGTGTCCCGGTCGAATAACTGGCATCTTTTTCATCTGTTGGGGAACAGACAATGAGTACAACTATAGCAACTCTAATAGACGGACACATCGTCTTTGATGTGCCGTTTCACTCGAATCACAAAGCAAAGGCGTGTGGGGCCAGATGGCACCCCACGACCAAGAAGTGGCGCACCAAGGCCACGAAAATGACAGCTGCTGCCGTCCATGCGCAGTTCGCTGCTGAAGAAATAGATCCCAACATTGCTGCGCTGCTAGGCGCAAAAGTAACGATACCGGAGCTTACTATAGACCCGGATGCCGTCCTGCGCGATGTCCGGCTGCGCCCTCGTCAGAGGGAAGGGTTATTGAAAGCTTGGCCGCATGACGGGTTCGCCCTATTTTGGGTCATGGGGGCCGGTAAGACCTTGTCGACGATGGCACTGGCCAACTTGCGCAGGTCGTACGGTATGATCGACAGGATGCTCATCGTCTGCCCGACCTCTGTAAAGGGTGTGTGGAAGAAGGAATACGAGCGCTACAGCGCCCTGCCGCACTGCATGTTTGTCATGGAGTCCGGCAAGAAACAACCGAAGTACGACGGATTCCCGATCATGGTCTGTGGGGTCGAGGCGCTGTCGCAGGGCGGGGCGTTTCAAGAGTGTGCGCAGTTTGTAGCGGGCGGCAGGACCATGGTGGTCATCGACGAAAGTTCGACCATAAAGAATCACGACGCCGCCCGGACTGAAAAGTGTTGGGAGTTGGGGCAAGACGCCGCATTCAGGCTGATCCTGACCGGCACGAACGTCACCCAAGGACTGCAGGACCTGTTCGCCCAAATGTACTTCGTCGGGCCGTCCATCATCGGGGAAATGTCGTACTACAGCTTCCGCAACAAGTATTGCGTGATGGGCGGATTCGAGCTGCGGAAAATAGTCGGCTATCGCGACCCGGGATCGCTGCTCGACCGCATCAGGCCATATTGTGATGTTGTCAGGAAAGAGGACCTCAAGGACCTGCCGCCCAAGCTTTATCAAATACGTGATGTAAAAGCATCCCCGGCACAGAGACAGGCATGTAAGGAACTGGCCCGGGAGATGAAGACCAAGCTCGGAGACAAGGAACTATCCGTCCAGAACGCACTGGAAGCTCTATTGAGATTTCAGCAGATCAGCGGGGGGTACGACCCTGACGGCGCACCTCTGGGTTCAAATCCGAAGATGGCCGAGTTGATCGCTCTGTTGGAGGACTTCGACGGAAAGGCCATAATCTGGGCAAGATATCTCCCGGAGATAGGGGGGATTACCGCCGAGCTTGAGAAGCGGTGGCCCGGGTCCACACTGGCCCTGTGGGGCGCAACGGCTCCAGAGTCACGGCAAGCGATGGTGGACGACTTCCAGGCGAACCCGGAGCGACGGTTTTTTGTTACCAACCAAGCGACAGGGGGCAAAGGGCTGACCCTGACTGCCGCGACCCTGTCCGTGTACTACAGCAACACGTTCTCGTTGGAAGACAGGATGCAGTCCGAGGACAGAAACCACCGGATAGGGCAGCTGAACACGGTAACCTACGTTGATCTGGTGTCTGATCTGAAAGTTGACCACCACGTGCTGATGGCAATAACGCAGAAGAAGTCAGTTGCCGATTACGCCTCGTCTGGTCTGTCCGTCGATGACATGATCTGATTGATCTTGACAGCCGGGCGCGGCTGTGGTATAATGGAGTCTGGTCGGTGCCACCGGCCACTATCGGAGAATGAAAATGAGCACAGTAGAGAACGTAATCCAGATGGCGCAGCGGATGCGCACTATGCAGGTCGAGCGCGACGAACTGGACGAGCGCCTGAAATTCCTCAACATCGCCCTTGATCAACTGCGTTTGAAGGACATCCCCGAGGCCATGGCCGAGCAGGACATCCGCACCCTTACCATAGAGGGTGTGGGCCGAGTCCAGTTGGCTCTGGACTGCTACGCCACCATAAAGGACAAACCGGCAGGCTACGAGTGGCTGTCGAATCACGGCTATGACGGCTTGATTCAGCCCTACGTCCAACCGAGCACGTTCAAGGCAGCTGTCAAGGCCGCGCTCAAGGAAGGGCAGGAGTTCCCCGAAGACCTGTTCAACATCACCCCCTTCACCCGCGCCTCGATCGTTAAGGCGTAAAGAATCCATGGGGTCGGCTTCTTGGGATGCCGACTACACTAGGATGGCGGAGATAGCCCGTACCGACAACTATCTGACAGCCGGGAAAGACCGGCACCTTAACCTACCTTTGGAGAAAGAAAATGGCAAAGAAGAACGAGTCAACGGCAGTAGTGGCACAGGTGGTCGGCGTACAGGAGCAGATGCCCGATTGGATGAAGAAGGGCAATCAAGGCTCGGAGACTGTCACCAGTAAGGATATGGTGCTGCCCCGGGTCGATGTGTTGCAGGCCCTCTCGCCCCAAATCAAGAAGTCCGACCCGAACTACATCGACGGTGCCGAGCAGGGCCAGATCTTCAACACGGTCACTGGCGAGATCTACGGCGGCGAGGTCACCTTCATCCCGGTGATCTTCCGTAAGGAGTGGACGCTGTGGAAGCTGCGCAGCGCGGGAGGCGGCTTTGTCGGCGCATTCCCGACTGAGGCAGACGCCAACGCCGCCATGTCGCAGACGCAGAATCCGCCCGATTTCGAGGTGGTCGAGTCCCATCAGCACTTCTGCATGCTCCTGACCGATCACGGCCCGGAGGAGGCGGTGTTCTCGATGACCAAATCGAAGCTCAAGGTTAGCCGCGCTCTGAACACTCTGGCACAGATCGCCGGGGTAGACCGTTTTGGCAAGGCGTATCGCATGGTGGCTGTTGAGGCCAGTGGCGACAAGGGTGACTACTGGACGTTCAAGGTACACCCGGCAGGGTACGTCAGCAAGGAGCTGTACGAGCGCGGCCAGAACCTGTGCGACATGATCAAGGCCGGTGCTGCCGACGTTGACCGCCGCGACGAGAACGCCCCCGTAGCAGCGGCTGAGCTGTAATGGACAACAGCGGCGCGATCTTCAAGAACGACCGGAAGTCAAACGACAGTCAGCCCGATTACAAGGGCGACTGTGAAGTTGGCGGAAGGAAGTTCTGGGTGTCCGGGTGGATCAAGGTGGCAGGTCCTAATGCCAAGAACCCCGGATCGAAGTTCATGTCGTTGGCGTTCACGGAAAAGGAGGCACGGTCCGCAGAGGCACGGCCCCCAATGCCGGGAGCGCAGTTCGACGACGACATTCCATTCTAGCAATACCCCGGCCCCTTGATTGGGGCCGGGTTGTCTTGGGGAAGACATGTTTGAGATACAGAAGTACCCGTACATAGCCCTCGACACCGAGGCGACAGGCTTGCATTGGCCCGTCGATAGGATGTTTGGCTTCTCGATGGCTGCCCCTGACGGCAGCGTATGTTACCACGACATCAGGGACGAACCCGGCAGGATAGGCGACCTCAATTTTGAGCTGTCCTGCTTCCAGGGCATCGTCATCTGCCACAATTTCTCATTCGATTACAAGATGCTCCACTCGGCGGGCATCCACATGCATTTAGAGCAGGGCGACGACACGGTGATCCGTGCGGGCCTGATCGACGAGCACGAACACAGTTACAGCCTCGACAAGCTCTGCGAAGTGCACCTAGGCGAGAATAAGCTAGTATCAATCTACGACGATCTGGCGAAGATGTTTGGCGGCAGGGCGACCCGGGGCATACAGATGAAGAATCTGGTCAACGCCCCGGCTTCACTGGTCCGACCGTATGGAGAGAAGGACGCCATACTGGCCCTGCGCTTATGGGAATGGCAGGAGGCAGAAATAGACAAGCAGGACATCAGGAAGATAGTAGAATTCGAGCGCCGGGTGATGGTCCCCATCATCAAGGCCGAAATGCGGGGCGTCCGGGTGGATGCCAACAGAGCAGAAGCCGCGATCACCAAGCTGACCCTGGAAATCGACTCCCAACAGAAACAGCTCAACGAACTGGTCGGCTTTGACATCAACACCAACAGCCCGAAGCAAGTCAAGGAGGTGTTTAAACCCACCCGGCAGGAAGACGGGGAGTGGTATGCTGACAACCAACAACACTTGCAGTCCACGGAGTCCGGTAACCCGTCCATCGACGCCGAGGCGCTGCGGGAAATGGAGAACGACGAGCGGGCCAAGTTGATCCTGTCCGTGCGCTCTACCATCAAGACCCGGGACACGTTTGTGGCAGGGCATGTGCTAGGACACATGGTGGGCGACAGGGTGTACCCTCACATCAACCAGACGAAGGGCGATGACGGTGGCACTGGCACCGGGCGGCTGTCCTACACCGAACCGGCACTGCAGCAAATACCGAGCCGCAACAAGAAGGTAGCTGCTATCGTCAAGCCGATGTTCCTGCCCGACGAGGGTAAGGAATGGCTTAGCCTCGACATGAACAGCTTCGAAGTCCGGGTCTTCGCTCATTTAGTGAACAACCCACAGCTACTGCAAGCCTACATGGACAACGAAATGCTAGACTTGCACCAATACGTGGCAGACCTCACCGGGTTGGTCAGGAACGCCACCTACAGCGGGCAGGCGAACGCTAAGCAGCTGAACCTATCAATGATTTTCAATAGCGGCAACGGGGCCATCGCGGATAAGATGGGGTTGCCGTGGGCGTGGCACAGCTTCAAGAAAGAGAATAAGGTTTTCAAGTACAAGAGGGCGGGGGACGAAGCAGAGAGGGTTATCGCTGAGTATCACCAGAGATTGCCCGGAGTGAAGTCACTGGCAGACCGAGCCAAGCAAGCAGCAGAGGCCCACGGGTACGTCCAGACAAAGCACGGCAGGAAGCTGAGATTCCCAAGAAAGTGGAAGACATACAAGGCATCTGGACTGGCTATTCAGGCTACAGCCGCCGACATCAACAAGCAGATGTGGCTTATCACGGACGAGATTGACGAAGGTCATCTGATAATGAACGTCCATGATAGTTACGAGTTCTGCGTCGACGTCGGCACTGACGCGGAGGCTATGAAGTCCAGGTTACAACAACAAGTGCGCGAATCCGTGCCATGGTTCAGGGTCCCTCTGGTGATCGACTTGAACGGAATCGGCAGCGATTATTGGGGGTCTCAAAAGTGATCAATCTTGACATACATGAGTTGCGGAAGGCCGAGGGGATGGAGTTTGACGCTGCTGTGCACCACGCGGCGAAGTGTTACGCCAGAGCGGGCATACCTGTCCTGCCACTGGAACCCGGCAGCAAGACCCTGCCAAAAGGCAGCAGCGGCATCAATTACATGTCGGCCACTACCAAGGAGGCAACTGTCGACAAGTGGTTCGACCCGGACAAGGGTAAGTATAAGGGGTACAACATAGGGCTTGGATGCGGCATGAGGGGTGGAATCTTCGCCCTTGACATAGACGCGAAGCCAGTGTCCGG